TTTTTACACACGAGAGGGGCGCCCGTTCCTGTATAATTCACTTTTTAGAGATTTTGACCACCCCTGGGGGTTGTTGGATAGTGACAAAACAGGGAATACTATTTGTCACTTATGCCAGTAGTCACCTCGCAGAGCATGGATCCGTGAATGACATGACTGACATAAGCTCTTGAGATTGTCAAAGTCATTCGTGCCGCCTTCATCAAGAGGCTTGATGTGATGCACGTGTTCTACTCTCGTCAGAATACCCTGCGCAAAGCACTCCTCACAGAACGGGTGCAGCTTTACATAACGGGCACGAACCTTCTGCCAAGCAGAGCCGTAGCGTTCATTCTTTTTGTACTTCCTGCCGTAACGCTCGTACTGCTGATTGGTTACTTTCTTATGCTCCTCGCAGTAGAGACCGTCAGTCAGCTTAGGACATCCGGGATAAGCACAGGGCTTCTTTGGTTTCTTTGGCATAGAGTTCACTTCCTTTTCGGGCATAGAAAAAGCCCTCGCAGGATTACTCCCACGAAGGCTGTCTCTGTATATTTGTCTATGATATTATTATAACATGTCCGATTGAATAAATCATCTCAGGATTCAGACAATATTTTATATTTGTCTTGCAATTCGCAACACAAAGTTGTACAATGATAATGAAAGGTGGGATCGTTATGAAAGACGCAACTGTAAGTGCCCGTGTTGAATACGATATAAAAACAGAAGCAGAAAGCATACTTGAAAAACTCGGCATTCCTGTTTCTGTTGTTATCAACTCTTTGTACCGTCAGATCATATACAAGCATGGCATACCGTTTTCGCTTACCATTCCTGCGGATCCGAAAACACTTGATATTATGACGGATGAAGAACTTAACCGAAAACTGCAGCACAGCTATGAACAATCGCTTGCCGGAGAAGGCAGAGAATTTAACAGCGTTTTTGATGAACTTGAAAGGAGCCTGAAATAATGCAGACCTACAAGATCATCATGACACCGGATGCAACAGATGACATAACCGAACTGAGCAGATATATTGCTAAAAACCTTCTCGCTCCCGAAACTGCTTTGTCTTATGTCCGGGCTATAAGGCAGGAAATAGCAAAGTTGTCTGAAATGCCCGGAATATACAAGCCTGTGGATGATGAACCATGGCACTCTCGTGGAGTGAGAAAAATACTGGTCAAAAACTTCTTTGTATATTACAGAATTGACGAAGAAAGTCTGAAAGTATTTATCCTGAATATTATATATGCGAGAAGTGATCAGCTTGCTGCTCTCCGAAGTATGAATATTCACTGACATTGAAAACTCCCTGCCACCGAAATGACAGGGAGTCGTTTTTATATTATTTTCCAAATAAAAGAACAGTCAGCTTATCAACGGCACGACATTTTCTGCGATAAGCAGATGCTCTCTCTATCTGATAGTGGTCAGCTACAATATCAGCAACTGCATCACCGTAGTCGTTCTGCTTACAGAAAAACATATCCAGCACATAGCGTTCATCAGGGGTAAGCTCCCTCCAGGCAGGAACAAACCAGCTCATATACTCGGTTGCCTGTCTGTAACGCTCTTTAAGCACATCTATCTCGTCAATGCAGCTTGTTGTTCTTTCTTCACCAGCATGAGGATTCTTACTGTGCGGCATACCATCAAACTTCGGACTTCCAAGACCAATCATTCTCTGATGTGCGGATTTGATTTCCGTATCCGTATTGTCAATGATGAATTTCATGCTGTCATAATCCTTGAGTGCTGCGATTGCAGCGGCTTTCTTATCAAGATACTTCCAAATAATGCTCATACATAATACCTCCGAAATAGTAAGATTCCACTCGGATTGACTATGATTGTCATTAGTTGTCTTTCTTTGTCATTGATTTTTCATATATTCGCCTTGACCGCTTCAATAAGCGCGGTCTGCGTATGCTCTTTTTTCTCCAAAGCCGTCATGATGTTTTCATCAATGGTGTTCTTTGTGATGATATGCTGAATAACAACGGTATGCTTCTGACCTTGCCGCCACAGCCTTGCAACTGTCTGCTGATAAAGCTCTAAGCTCCAAGTGATGCCAAACCAGACGAGAGTTGAACCGCCGCTTTGAAGATTCAGTCCGTGTCCGGCAGAGGCAGGATGGATAAGTGCCACAGGGATTTCACCGCTGTTCCACTTTTCGATACTCTCGTCTGTATCGAGTTTTGAAAACGGTACTTTCAGTTCCGACAGCCGTTCTGCGATACGGTCAAAGTCGTGCTTGAACCAATACGCTACTAACAGCGGTCTGCCGTTCATGCTTTCGATAATGTCCTCCAAAGCATCAAGTTTTCGGTCGTGTATGCGTACCGCCTTGTTGTCGTCATCGTATATCGCACCGTTAGCCAGTTGACACAGCTTGCCGGAAAGTGCTGCTGCATTTGCTGCTGTGATCTCATCATCGCCTATCGGCAGAACAAGGTCTTTTTTCAGCAGCTCATATTTTATCCTTTCCGCTGCCGAAAGCTCGACTTCATACTGACTGCTGATAAGCTCCGGCATCTGCAAATGGTCTGTCGCTCTCATGGATATGGTTATGTCTGAGATTTTCTCATATATTTTTTCCTCTGCACCCGGCAGCGTTTTATATGAATACACGACCATGCCGTTCATCTTGTCAGGCTGGAAGTAGGCTGTACGGTACTGTCCTATAAACCTTCCGAGCCGCTGTCCCATATCAAGCAGCTTGAATTCTGCGAATAAATCCATCAAGCCGTTACTGCTTGGCGTACCTGTCAGACCCACTATTCTTTTCACCTGCGGTCTGACCTTCATTAATGCTTTGAAGCGTTTAGCCTGATGATTTTTAAAGGATGATAATTCATCGACAACCACCATATCATAATCGAAATATGTGTTTTCAATCAGCCAGGGAAGATTCTCACGATTGATGATGTAAATATCAGCTTTCTGCTGTAATGCAGCTCTGCGTTCTTTTTCTGTACCGACAACAATGCTGTAACGGAGATTTTTCAGATGCTCCCATTTTCTGATCTCCGCACCCCAACTGAAACGGGCTACACGGAGAGGTGCAATTATCAGAACCTTATGTACCTCAAAGCTGTCATACATCAGGTCATTAATTGCGGTGAGGGATATAACCGTTTTGCCAAGACCCATGTCCAGAAGAATGGCTGAAATCGGATTTTGTTTGATATATTCGATTGTGTATTTCTGATACTCGTGGGGTATGAACTTCACGTGGCATCACCTCTTATGTCTCTGATTATTTCAGGTATCTGCTGCGGATTATCAAGCACATACACTTTGAAGCCTAACTTCCGTAACTGTCTGTGTCTTGCCGTCTGCAAGGGGCGTGGATGTTTTCCGGGTGCTTTCACTTCCACAAATCCGACCTTACCATCAGGGATAAGAACCAATCTGTCAGGCACACCTGCAAAGCCCGGACTTACGAACTTCAATGCCATACCGCCGACACTCCTGACTTCCGTCAGAAATAAATATTCGAGTTGTTTTTCAGGCATTTTATCTGTATTTTTATTGCTGTTTGCCATAGGGATAACTCCTTTCAGGGAGAGGTCGAAGAGGTCTATACATAAAGTCCTCTATATAGTATTTTTTCTTAAAAATTCTGCCCTAAAGGGGGTTTATATATATGACCTCGTAGACCTCTCCCTTTTAGTCAATAAAGTCAGTATCATAGAGCTTTACGCCCAGAATCCAGAAAGTTTTCTTTTTCTTAAAACGTCTGAGTCCATAACGCTCTATGGCATTATAAAACTCAGTTGTGCTTCTCGTAAAATCACCCACACGCTGACAATAGGCACGATATGCCGAGTAAAATTTGCCAGAGCCTGTTTCATATTCTTCGCCAAGCTCGCAGCAGTCATCAAGAAAATGCGTCATCCAGTCATTATCCTGTTTGTACTTGTCGATAGCATCCTGCACCACTTTTGGATTTCTGATTTTGAAGTTATTATCAATAGCTTTCTTTGCACCCTCGATAAGCCATTTCACGATATACCCGCCTGAGTTTTTGATGAGGAATTCAGAGTAATTCTTTATATCACTTTTTCCGCTAATTTTGGCATTGAACGGAATAACGATAAGCCTTCTCCAGATACCGTCATCCATTGCACCCACCTTTGGCAGATGATTTGTATACAGCACGAGGGTATGACTGGGTTTGAAGGAAAACGGATCTTTATACTTCTTCTCTGCGAAAATCTCATCTGTTGAGCAAAGCTGCTTTACCGTTGATGTATTAAGACGCATTCCTTCTTCAAGCTCCGCTGCAATAAGCAGTCGCTTTCCTTTCGCTTCGGCAAGCTCCGGTTTTACATTACGCTTGCAGCCGATTGTCAGCGTATCCGCCGAGATGTTGCCGCTGTACGAACCAAGTGCTCCTGCGATAGAATTCCAGAAGGTGGATTTACCGTTGCTGCCGACACCATACGAAATAATCAATTCTTCAAGATAAACATTGCCGATCGCACACAGTCCGGCTATCTGCTGAACATAATCTATAAGCTCAGGATCATTTTCAAAAATACGGTCAAGAGTATCGAGCCACTCCTTTTTACCATCATCTGAGGGTGCAAACGCTGTCATTTTCGTGATAAAGTCAGCGGCATTATGCTCCTGTCTGCCGTCAAGACCCTGTCGGAGATCGTATGTACCATCAGGCGTATTCAGCAACATACCGTCAGCGTCAAGATCAGTCGGCTTCATTTCGAGCATGGGTTTTGCCGCCTGCATTGCCGATACGATATATTTCATGTCACGGCGTTTCATTACAAAAGCCTTATAAGATACAGCGGAAACATAGTCTTTGTAAAGGTTCATCTGTTCATCATTAAAATTTGCCACTGCCTTTTTGCCGCCGGAAAGGAGCGTTTCTTCAGATACCCCGGCACTGACCAGAGCCTGCATAGCATTCTGCACTGCGTCCTTTGCATCCTCAAGCTGCAAATCAAGAAATTCCTCCACAGCACCAACGGCTCTCTGCTTTGATTCCACCCAACGCTGACCGTCAAAGCGGATATAGTCGGTCGCCGATGTATAACGGAGCTCGTCACCGTATTCTCTGGCTATAACCTTTGCCTGTCCTATATCAGAGTAGTCATAAGGCTTGAGTGACTGTATCTGAAAATCATATTCTTCGGGTGGGATATATCCGTCCTGCTCCATAACCTTTTTTGCAAAGCGGCAGGCACTTCTCCATATCGTTTCAAGCTCCTCGTTTTCAAGCGGAGGATTGCACTTGTTTGATTCTTCGATAAAGATGCTGTATGCTCTTTCGGAAATACCGTAGCGTTTCAGTATCCTTCCGGCAAATCGTGACATAGTATTATTTCGTTGTCCCTGGGGTATGGTTTTGTCCGTCTGTGGCGGCGACAGAATACAGTCGATGGTGATCTCGCCCTCGTGCCAGAGGATCTCTGTTGTCGGATTGCCATAAATGAAACGGGCAGCATCAAGAGCGTTATCATCAAAAAACGGATACTTAGCCATAAGCATTTCTTTGAGCTGTTTATAAGCGTCTTTGTCTGTTATGGTATCTATCGGGAAATAGATATGATGTCTCGGTCGTGGTGATTTTCCGTCCTTCGGCTTCATATTGTTTCTGCTTGGCACAACGATAAAAGCAACATCCGGGAACATCGTTTTATACGCTTCCGGCTTTATCCAGTCGTTGGGATCATCGGAGTGAGTGTTATCGTTATCCATTACAAGGCAGTTTGAATTCAGGAAGTTATCCACGCTGCGGCGGTTGCCCTTGTACTCTCCGCAAACATGGTCGAATTCGACCACTTTAAGAAAGTCCTCTTCACTGTCGATGATGCACTTGTTCGGATAAAGCGTATTACTTTTTCTTCCACGGCAGTTAGCTGTAAAGATAGTTAATTGCATTTTGTAATACCTCCATTTATTTATACTCTTTGTATAATTCTGTAAAACGGCGAATTTTTATACATTTTTTATTCGCCTTATTTATTTCCGCCTGCATACCCGCCGTTATGGTATCACCAAATACCCACAGCTGCTCACAGCGGCCTATCAGCACCATATCCATAAACATTGCAAGATCACGCTCTTTTTCCTCATCCATAAACTGCGGAAACAGAAGATGCGGTGCAAGAGGTATCGCATTGTTATCTACTGCAAAGCGGCAGTGTTTTATAGCTTTTTCTGTATTACCGGCAATATCCCCGGAGTAGGGGCTGCATATATAGACAAGCGGTCTGTACCTTGCAGCCTTTTCTTCTTTCTGTATTTTCGTCAGTGCGTGATACGCTGTCGGGTCGGGGTACATTTCACTGTTAAAGATATTCATTGATTTCTCCTTTCGCTGAGCCGGATTTTCGGCTCAGTCTTTTTTATAAAATTCGCATTCATAACCATCAGCACGGAGCAATAACCCCGGAATCCACGGTGGCGTTCTGCTCATCTGTCCGCATACTTCTTCTACCGACATACGTTTATCGCATTCGATGATTATTTCGTCATGCACATGGGCTACGATAAAGCAGTGGGAAAGTGTCTGTATTGCATAGCACAGGATGTCACGGGAGATAGCCTGAATAATGTTTTCTACCAGCTTTCCGCCGAAGGTTTCTATGCGTTCCCATTTCTTTGCGGCACCAGTTCCCTGATAAGTAACTGATTCCGAACCGAAACGGTTTATACCCATTTTCGGCTTAACATAAGCAAGCCTTCTGCAGCTTGGGAGAGTAATAAACAGCATACCGCTTTGATATGTAAATTTCAGACCGTGCGTTTCTGTTGGGATATGTTTCATGACCGTTTCTTTGACACAGCGGTCAACGGCATACCAAAGCTGGACGATATGGGAATTGGCGGCTCTCCAAGAGTCAACAAGGGGCTTTAATTCATCCTCAGACATTCCCATATCCAAAGCACCCATAGATTTCAAAGCACCAACTGATCCGCCGTAGCCGAGGGCAAGTTCTGCTATTTTGCCTTTCTGTCTGAGATGAGCATTTTCGCCGTGCTTTTCCACCTTGCAGTGGAACATCTGACTTGCCGATGCACAGTAAATATCGCCGCCGTTTTTGAAAACCTCGGCTCTCCATTTTTCGCCTGCGATATGAGCGATAACTCTTGCTTCAATAGCAGAGAAGTCAGCTACAATAAATTTATAGCCATCTTTCGGAATAAAGGCTGTTCTTATGAGCTGAGATAAAACATCGGGAATATTATCGTATTTCACAGCAAGAGCGTTATAATTGCCGCTGCGGACAAGCTCCCTTGTCCCCGACAAATCGTCAAGATGATTCTGCGGGAGATTTTGCAGTTGGATCAAGCGTCCGGAAAATCGCCCTGAACGATTAGCACCGTAAAACTGAAACATACCTCTTGCACGGCTGTCACTGCACACAGCATTCTGCATTGCCTGATACTTTTTTACTGATGATTTGGCAAGCTGCTGACGGAGCATAAGCACCTTTGCAAGACCTGACGGAGCAGTTTTGAGCAGCTCCTGTACTTCTTTTTTGCCGAGAGAATCCACCTCAAGACCGTGCTGAACAAGCCATTCCTTCATCTGCTGTACGCTGTTCGGATTGTCAAGAGCAGTTATATCCTGCATCTCATCCATAAGGTTATTTCTTGTAATTTCATCAATACGGATAGCATTTCTTACAACATCCATATCAATTCTGATGCCGCGATCATTTATTTCCTGATCGAGCCAGTATTCGTTCCAGATAAAATC